CCCCACTGAACTTGTCCATAATCAATGCTTCATTTTGGTAAACGAATTCAACGTTTGAACTTATGCTAGATGTCGAGGTTGACCGCACCCCAAAAGAAGTGCCAGATAGAACACCCTTCCAATCAGCGGCATCTTTGACAGAATATTGCACCTCTACTTGACTATTTACAGAAGAGCGCGAACCGTCATCATTGAATTTAACCAATCCACGAGGCCATGTAATATCAACGGAAATTGTTGTGGTATCTGGCTGTGTAGTCCTTTGACTAAAACCATCAGCCTGGACAAGGGTTATCGACAAATCATCTTGATATACATCGCCAGGATATAGAGTTGTATTTGTGCTATCGCTTCCATCTCTTGTTTCAATTTCTACTCCACTAAAAGAAGAGATTGCAGTTTCACCAATTTGTGATCCGAATATATTATTTTACCATATCCAATACAGAATAAACAACGAAGGTATTGGTCATCACCAAGATTTTCTGTGTATGGTGTTGCACCATATGGAGGTGTTATTCTATGCCGTCCCAAAAGCATCGGGATCACGCCATATGGCGCCAGTTGGTTTCTCGCGCCAGACAATGAATAGCTTGGCGAATCTTTATATGTTTGTTGAGTGTTGGAAAGACTTGTCGGGATTGGGGGTGGTGCAATTGCATTAACTGCCAACATACCGACTGTCATTATAGCGAATGAAGCAGCAGCCTGGGCAAAACTCATTGTAGCGGCAGAAATACCAGTTGCGGAAATACCAGCCACCGCTGTTTGGAATGCCAATGTAGCGGGAAAATACACCGCAGCGACAACAACCGCAATTGTCAACAATGTACGAAGCGGATTTTTCCCGCCTCCGCCACCACCAGTTGGGACAGCGCGGATTGTTACAATTGAACCGCCACTTGGCACCACATGCTTGAAATTCTCAGCCAGGACATAGTCGCCATCCACCGCTACCAGAACGCTCACATAGTCAGGTACATCTGCCAAATCAAGCATCTGAGCAATAGTCAGCCCTTCACCAAATGCATAGTCAATTTTCTGCGTGGTGAATGGATTCGGACAAACCCGAACTGGCACACTATTTAGAGTAGCGGTAGATTCCAAGAAGTCTATCCTTCCAAGCCATAGAGTTCATCTTTTCAACAGTTGTGCCAACATTCTCCATGCAATGGATGAAGCGTCCATTGCCAATATATAGCCCAACGTGCATCGGCCTGCCCTTCAACCGCAACACCAACACATCAAACATTTCTGGCTCTTCAACCTCAACCCAACTCAATTTCTCGTTATTGATTAGGGCGGAAAGTTCCTTCTCATCTTCGGTGTTTTTGTATTGGTCTGTATAGACTGGCAACTCAACGCCAAGCCTATCTCTGTAAATCAGATAGACAATTCCCCAACAATCAACACCGTTAATATCCCTTCCTTTCTCTCGGAAGGGAATAGATGAATACTCGCTCACATCAAGTTCAAGCATTTAGAACAATCCCGGAAAATTTGAAGGAAACATTGTGCCACCTGGGAATGGTTCATTTAAAAAATTATCTAATGAAAGAGTCCCTTGAATTGTCAAAGCATCAGCGGTCACATCCCTCAACACAAAATCGTTAAATTGAGCTTCGTATGTATTGGGAGAGGATGCCAATACAACTTGGATGGAGATGGTTGGCGAAGAATCCAATCCGCGAATAGAGGCAAGAATATCCCTGTCAATATTATCAATTACAATTTTTGCCTGAGTGACAGATTCCTCGCTGTCATCAGGAAGGGTTATTTCCATTGGTAGAAATACAAAATTATTCCCATTTGAAATTGTGCCACGAACAGTAGTTCCATCAACCGTAAACGTATCTGCATTGTCAGTTGAAACACGAATTGGGGTCGCCAAATCAGAATGGTTCAATGTCAACAGAAGGACAAATACCTCACTTGTCTGAGGACTGTAAACCGCACTCCTAAAAGCAGTAGAAGTAGTACGACTCATGGAAGCAACTCTAGGTCAAGTTGAACGGTGTAGTAGTCGCCACTGGCTTTCTGGAATTGTGGCGCTTTGGTTATGCGCCACTCGCCAGATGTTCCGGTTCTGGGATGATCCCAAGTGAATTGGACGCTCCCAGCCAACAGGGTTGTCTCGTAGAAAGTCTTGAATGTGGCGATTTGTGCGGAAGTCATCATGAAGTTCATGGTGTGAGGAGCCACACCAGCGGAAATCCTGCGCCGCACTTTGGCAGGGCCAACATCCATATTGGTCCGCACGGAGGTATCCGTGGTGCTTTCCGAGTACCCACTTTCGAGTGGTTTTTGCGGGAGTGAAACAGGCCAAGTCGCCATATCTTAACGACCAGCCAATACTGGGTTGGCACCGAAAGTGGTGCGAAGTGCCCGGACTGTCTTGCCACGCCCAGAGTTAATCAAACCGCCAACCGCCTCATCAATCATCACAATTATATCCTTTCCACCCTGCTGATTCTGTTGTTCAGAGGTGGTGATTTGGGAATTGGTGTTATTGTTGATTATCACATTCACTCCACCGCCACTTGCGGCAGAGACACCAAGTTTGCCATCAGCACCACGCTTCAATGGCATGATTGCCTCCCACCCTGCCTCCCCTGCTACCCCTGCACCATCTGCAAATTTATTTACGTTGCCATAGGTGAATGGGGTTGCTTGGGTGATGATATGGTTGGAGAGGTTAGAGATGTTTCCGCCCTTCGCTGCGCCTCCGTTGGCAAATGGCAGGAAGTTGGAAAGAAACATATTCAACCCACCAGCAGAAGTAGATGCATCGTTCCAGCCACCAAGAAAGCCACTTGCACCACTCGCAAGCGGCACGGTAATTGATTGCTGGACGGCGATACGGATTAAATCATTAATTATTGAATCTGCGAGAGAAGAAAAACTCACCTTGCCGTTTTTAATGAATTCAACCATCGCATCTTCCATACCCTTAAACACTTTTTCGAAAATCTTACCAGTCTCACCAAATGCATTCTTAGCGGAACGAATATAGTTATTCAAGCCATCTTGAGCGCCACGAACCCAATCATTGGATTGATTGGCAAGCTCATCATACATTTGCTTCACAACAGGAGGAATTTCGGCGCCTGCTTTTTTAAATTCCGCAACGATTTCATCTAGCCGGTTTCTTAATTTTTGCGCCGGTCTTCCCTCTTCTTCAGCGGGGAAAATATCAATTTTCAATTTGCTTAATTTTTCTTGCAACTCTTCAACCGTCTTTGCCCTTTCAATGGCACTTTTTCTTTCATCAGCGCCACGAGCAGCAGAGATTATTTGTTCACCAAAAGATTTCTTGAACCGATCAAACTGAGCAATTGTCAGGCCCAATTCCTTACGATATGATTCACTCGCTAATTTAGATTTCCAAATGGCTTCTTGGCTTTTCTCTTGGGTTAAATTCATAGAATTAAGAGAAGTCACGGTGCTTTCGGCAGATTTGGCTACTGACTCCCAAGCCTTTGAACTTTCTTCTCTCAATTGTTTAGAGACAAGAATCTGTGCTTCTCTCAAAGCCTTGCTTTTAAGTNCTTGCGCCTCTTGAAACTTACCGGCGGCAGACAACTCACTCAGAGCTTTCGCGTACTTGCCAGTCTCTAATTCATATCGCGCAAGTTGGGTGGCATTCATTTTATAGGTGTCACCCTGGCGTTTCAATTCGTTGCTATAGTCGCGAACAGATTTTAACCTTTCTTCTATCTCTCCCTTAGTTAACGAAATATGAGATGAAGGCAAATCAAAGGACAATCCAGAACTTGGGGTAAGCCTATCCCCTTTCAAAACATTTATGCTTTTCTCGCGTCCAGCACCACCACCTAAACCGAGAACTCTCATTTTATTAGCTTCAAAGGCTGCTTGTGAAAACTCCACCTTTAATTTCTTTACATAGCTTAAAGCCTCCTCTCCTTTTTCGGGAGGAGAAATTCTATCCATCTCGTCTCCAAGTTTTTAGCGCTATTTGCAGCCTCTTCATGCTGCTTATTTAAATCATACACGGTTTTGGCCGTCAGCGCTATTGTTGCTATGACAAGACCAGCGGTTAATGGATTTTTTTAACATAGAAACTGTCAATAAATCTATATTGGTTTTAACTGCTAAAATTGCAATAGCAAATGGTGATATTGCAAGAGCCAACATTCCTATATTTTTTACAGCATGTCCAATATTTCTTATAAACAATAATAGGAATTCTAATGTTGACACAATATTTTTTGTCAAAATTAGTTAATTGTCCATTAGAATCCATTAATGCAGAATTCCAAGATTTTGCTGAAGAAATTAATGAATCATATGTATCTTTAAA